ATCAGATCATTCCATTTTCCAACCTACTAGCCAAAGACCGACTCACGGCGCTCATGGGTAGCGGCACATTCGGCGTGCCGGTCGATGCCTCCAAGAACTACCACGCGCAGATGCAGAACGAGCAGAAGCGCGAAGTGAAGCCGGGATTGTGGCGATGGGAACTTGTGAAGCAACACGCCCCGAACCATTTGTGGGATACCGAGGTAATCGGAGTGGTGGCGGCTTGTATCTTCAAGGTTCTTGTCGCGATGGAAGAGGTGAAGTGACCAGGCGACTGTCAAACTTTGACACCTCCCCCTTGTGATGGCCGGGAGCGCATTGCAGGCAGCACAAGACCTTTACGACTACGCACGCGGGGATGCCCTTCGCACTGCGGAGATCGAAACCGCGCTTTCGTCGGCGGTTTCCAGCGGGCTTTTGACCAAGGGTGGCACCGACAACGTGACCAGCGCGAGTAAGAACAACGTCTCGATGCAAAAGACGGTTGGGCTGCCCGAACAGCACCGGATTACGGCAATGCGGATGGCTCTTAACGGGCTTTTGGCTAACACGCGACCGAGCAATCGAACTTATCCCCGATACTAAATGGCAATCGTCGATCAATTCGGAAGCCCTTTTTCTAACCCCTACGGGAACCACATTGCACGGGGCGCGTCTCGTTACAACGGAATGCGCCCGTGGGAGCCTGTGCGGTTGCACGACATTGGCAAGCTAGTCCCCGCTATTGATCGGCAAACGCTTGTTTCAGCCTCTCGCCGCCTTTACTTGAACCAGCCGATCCTTTCCGGCGCGGTCGAGCAGAAGTCGATGTATTCCATCGGCAAGGCATGGATGCCAAAATTCACCGGGCAGGATAAGGATTTCGGTGATGCCGCGACGGCCTGGTTGACGGAGATTTTCTATCCGCTTTGCGACCTTCGCGGCCCGGTTTTCGATTTCAAGACGGAGCTTTACTTGCTGTCTGACGCCATCGACCGCGACGGAGAGGCTTTCGTTGTCCTGACCGAAACCAAGGAGGGATTCCCGCGAATCCAGCACATCCCGTGTCACAGGGTCGGCAACCCCGTAGGAATGCAAGACGGCCCAATTGAAAGCGGGCTTTACCGCAACGCTAGACTCGCGGATGGCATCGCCTACAACCGCGTAGGAACACCAATAGCCTTTGCTTACCTCGATCAAGATCAGGAATTGATCCAATGGGTATCCTTGCGCGATGCCATCCATGTTTACGACCCGGCATGGCAGGAGCAGGGGCGCGGATTGCCAGCATTCACGGCATCCTTGAACATGCTTCGGGACGCGATGCAGTCGCACGACCTTGAAACCATGGCGCAAGCGATGCTTTCTGGTCGAGTCTTCATCGAGTGGAACGAAACCGGCGCACCCGATACCGGAGATCCGGCATTCGCGCTGACCGGATCGGCCAGTGGCGGCAATCAAAGCCCAGGCGTGCAAGTTGAGAACATCAACGGGCCAATGAACACTTACTACCGCGCCAACAGCGGGAGCAAGCTGGAGACGTTCCACAATCCACGCCCCGGAGACGCATGGGAGAACTTCCAAGACAGGATCATCCGTGGCGCATTGGCTGGCGTGAATTGGCCTTACGCGATGGTATGGAAAGCCAGCGGGCAAGGCACCGCTGAACGTCACGAAATCGCCAAGGCTCAACGTGCAATCGAGGACAGGCAAAGCCTTTTGATGCGCCCCGCGCTTGCAATCGTTTCGTGGGCCGTCGCCAAAGCTCAGAAGATGGGCACGCTGCCGCAGTCGCCTGAATGGTATAAGTGGAGCTTCACGATGCCCCGCAAGCTGACCATCGACGATGGGCGGATGAGCAAAGAGCAGATCGAGGGATGGCGGGCCGGATACGTCAACCATGAGGACATCCTCGGAGACTACGGCAAGACCCTTGAGGAGCATTACGACGCCCGCGCCCGCGAAATCTACCTGCGGAAGAAAGCGGCGGAAAAATGGAGCATCGACGGCATCGAGATTGAGGACCGCGAGATGTCCATGCTGACCCCGAACGAGCAAAGCGCCGAACAGATGGAAGCGGCAAAATCACCAACCACTCAAGACAATGGAAATTCTGACGATTGAAAACAAGTCCGGCAAGGTCCGGCTGAATGAGTCGGTCAACCCCGATTCCATGACCCGACTGATTGAAGAAATCAGCCAGGTCTTCGGGGCGCAAGCTGCCGCCAACGGTGCCCAGTTTGGAGAAATCACCAACTGCATCGAAAACGCGGCGGATACGCTCGACATCGAGATTCATTCACCAGGTGGAAGCGTGCTTGATGGCTACAAGCTTTATCACGCGCTTCTTGATCTTCGCGGGCGCGGAGTTTTTGTCACCGCAACGATCAATAGCCTCGCCGCGAGCATGGCATCCGTGATCGCAATGGGAGCGGACAAGATCCGCATGGTAAAAGGCGGGCGGATGATGATTCACGAAGCCTCTAACGTCGTCGCTGGTAACGCTGAAGACATGGCGCGAGCCGCAAAGCTACTTGATGAAATCAGCGGCGAGATTGCCGACATCTACGCAGGCAAGACCGGCGGCGACCGCGACGAAATCCGCGACATGATGAAAAAGGAAACTTGGATGGGCGCGGATGAGGCCAAGTCAAAGAACTTCATCGACGAAATCGTGGATGGGAAATTTGACACCGCGAAGAAGGGCAAGAGCATGAATATTCTCGACCGTCTCACTTCTCCCGCCAGCGCCGAAGCATTGGCGGAAATCGACACGTTGAAAGCCGAGGTTTCCAACCGCGAAAGCGAAGTTGCCGAGCTTTTTAACAAGGTCGGCGTTGCTGAAGCCGCTTTGCAAGAAGCCGCCACCGCTGCCGCCGAGCTTCGCGTCTCCAACGAGACCCTTACCGCTCGCGTTACCGAACTTGAGGCAATCGCCGCCCGCGTCCCCGACCTTGAAGCCGCCGCGAAAGTGACCGTCGAAAAGATCGGCAACGAGGCCGCGCAGATCGCCGCTTCCATCGGCCTCACCCAACCCCTTCCGGACGCAAACAACGGAGAAACCAAGTCGATTCTCGCTCAGTTCAACGAACTGGATGGCGACGAGGCCACCCGTTTCTACAAGGCGAACCGCAAGCAAATCATCGAAGCTCAACTCAACTCCTAATCAATCCATCTCATGGCTACCACGTTTGTTGACAAAATCTATACTCAGGAGGTGCTTCGCGCCTTCACCGCTGGCCTCGCGCCACTCTCGGCTTTCACCCGCAGCTTCTCCGCAGAAGCCCGCCGCAAGGGTGACGCTATCATCATCCCTCGCGTTTCCGCTCTCAGCACCACGACCTTCGCCTACGCGAACAACAGTGGATCGCCCTACGAAACCGAAGGCGGCGAGATCGCAGCAATCACCGTCAACCTAGATCAGCACCAGATCGTTGGCGTTGACCTGACCGACATCCAGTATGCCAGCGCCGGTTCCGCCGACATCATGAACTTCGCGCAGAACCAAGGCCGCGCCTTGGCCCGCAAGTGCATGGGCAACCTGTTCAACGCGCTGACCGTCGCCGCTTTTGGATCGCCAGCCGCCACCGCCGTTACCATCGGCGGAACCGGGTTGACTCAGATCCGGTCCGCTCGCCGGACTCTGGTGAATCGCCAGGTTCCGATGGAGCCGGTGTCGCTCATTGCGACTGCCGACCTCTACCACTCCCTGCTTGGTGACACCAACATCTCGCAGTCCTTCCAATACGGCGGGTCCGAAGCAGTTCGTGAAGGTCGGATTCCTCGCCTACTCGGCATGGATGTTTACGAGACCAACCTGACCAGCATCGGAGCTTCGCTTTCGATTGTCGGGTTCCTCGCTCACCCCGACGCGGTTGCTTGCGCTGTTCGCAATCTTCAGCCACAGGACGGAGGCGACAGCTACCTTGCGGTTGAAACCGTTTCCGATCCCGAAACCGGCCTTGGGTTCACCTACCGCCGCCACTTCAACCCCGGCAAGGGTCGCCACTACGCATCCATTGAGTGCCTCTTTGGATTCGCAGCCGCCCTCACCCTCGGCATTGGCCTTATCGCCAAGACGGACTAACCTTCCTGCGGTGTTTCATGGTGCCGCCGCTCTGGGAAACCGGGGCGGCGGTTTTTCGTGTTGCTTTTTAGCGTCAATCAACGCTGGATGCCGCCAACAAGATGAGCAAAATCAAACTGTCCTTGTCGGTAATTACCGGCAACTGTGAAGCGGATGTGGAGCGGTTCCTAGATGTGTTTCAGCCGCACTTCGACGAGATCGTGATGGTTCGCGCAATCGGGAATCAGAAACCGGACAAAACGCTTGATATCGCAAAGCTTCGCGGGTGCAAAACAGGAGAATACTTTAACGGCGTCACCTGCGGCGGCGGGCGAGTAAAGCTTTGCCGTAAGAAAGGAACGGAGGACTGGCCGCACGTTGACGACTTCGCCGCCGCTCGCAACAAATCCGTCGAGCTTTGCACGGGAGACTGGATCATGTGGGCGGATATGGACGACACCACCGAGGGGCTGGAGCATCTGCGGACCATCCTTGAGAACCTAGACCCCGCTATTGACGTTTTACGATGCCCCTACGTCGTCGGGGAGCAGGGCGTAGTGGCGAACTACCGGGAGCGAGTATGGAGGCGCGGGACGCCCCACAAATGGGCAAACGCGATCCATGAAAACCTTGTGCGGACGGACGGCAAGGATGCCAAGCAAGCTCAAACCGACCGGGTGCGACTCGTCCACATTCCGAGGCATGACAGGGAATGTTCCAAGGACCGAAACCTGCGAATCCTTGAGTCGATCCCGGAGGAAAAGCGCACGCACTCGCATACGTTCTATCTGATGAACGAATACGCGAGGATCAAGGACGCGAAAGCCGTTGAGCTTGCCAAGTCCTTTCTGGCGCATCCAGAGGGAGGCGGGCCAGAGCGTTACGAGACGTTTATGATGCTCGCCGCAATGGCGGAAGAGTTGCCGGACAAGGCGGCAATCTACGCGCAAGCATTCAACGAAGACCCGAGTCGCGCCGAAGCTCTCTACGAACTCACGGCGCTCTCCATGTCGTTCGACGAACCGGAACGGGCGCTTGCCTACGCTCGCCACATGATGACTTGCGAATGGCCGGAAAAGCCATCGTGGAATCACCGGAAGTTGTTTTACGAGTTCTTTCGCGAGGACTTGTATCTGCAAGCTCTCCGCATCAACGGGAGGGCCATGGAATCCGACACCCGGCGCGGGAACATGCTGGCGACATCGGGCAAGACGACGATTTCCCTGCTCCACGCGACACGCGGTAGGGCGATGCAAGCGATCCGCTGCCGGTCGGAATGGTTGCGACTCGCGGACGACCCGAAGCGCGTTGAACACATTTTTGCCGTCGATTCGGACGACGAGGAAGCCGAGGTTTTCTTGCGCTTCCCGTCGATCATCATGGACAACAACGGCGGGCCGGTTGCGGCTTGGAACATCGCGGCGAAACAAAGCACCGGGAAAATCCTCGTGCAGCTTTCCGACGACTGGAAACCGTTCCGAGGATGGGACACGGCGATTGTCGATGCCATCGGAGACACATCCGCGCCCGCCGTTCTCGCAGTCAGCGACGGACACCGGAAGGACGACTTGCTTTGCATGGCGATCCTGACCCGCGCCCGCTACAAGCAACAGGGGTATCTATTCCATCCCGAGTTCTTCTCCATGTTCTCGGACAACTGGTTCTCGCATTGCGCCTTCCGCGACGGGGTGGTGATTGACGCCCGCGACCGAATCACCTTTGAGCATGTCCACCCGGCATTCGGCAAGGCCGAGATGGACGAAACCTACGCTCGCAGCAATGCCGCCGAACACTATCAAAAAGGATCAGAGATTTTCCAAAGGCTGACTCATGAATGACCGAACGACACACGGAGGAAAAGGAGACGCGCCGCGATCAGTCGGAGGCGATAAATTCCGCAGCAACTACGACCGAATCTTCAAGAAACATGAATCCCATCCTATCAATCCTGACGCCCGCAATATGGAACCGGGAGAGCGCGAAGTTCCTAGCCGCCGCCATTTCAGAGCAGATTGGAAGCGCCCCGGTTGAGCATCTAGTGCTTTTCGACAACCGCGCCCGAAGCATCGGCGCAAAGCGACAAGCTCTAGTTGACATCGCACGCGGGCAATACCTCGCGTTCGTTGACGACGACGACGACGTTTCCGAGGACTACGTTTCCAGCCTGCTAAAAGCCGCCGAGACCGGCGCGGATGTCATCACGTTCCGCCAGCGTGCAATTTACAACGGGCTGGAATCTGAGGTGCATTTCGGCATCAACAACCAGGACGGCCCGTTTAACCCCGGCGGCATCACCCTCCGCGCCCCGTGGCACGTTTGCGCTTGGAGGCGGGAGCGGGTGCAAGGCTGTCTGTTCTCCGAGAGCAATTACGGCGAGGACTTGGCGTGGTGCCTGCAAGCCCGCAGGAGAGCAAGCACCGCGCACCACATCGACGCGGTCTTGCACACCTACCGGCACGATGCGGCGACCACGGCAGCACCCGAGCTTTGACTTGCGCCCTTATGCGTGAGCATCATTGACGACTTCCTGAACGGTTCCGCCGACGAGGTTGATTCCATGTTTGGAACCAAGACCATGGTTTGCGAGGGCCAGACCTTCGCCGTGGTCTGGGATGACTATGGCAGCGACTCAGACGGCGGGCTAGGCGGGCTTGAACCGGAAGTTCAGGCAATGGCAACCGCTCAACCTGGGGACGTTGCAAACCCCGCCACGCTGAAAGGCAAGCGCTGCACGGTCGGCGGCGTGGCATTCCGCATCTACGCCGTCCGCGTGGGCAACGTAGCGATTCGTTTTGACCTTTGCGACCCGAACGAAAGCAAATGATCCGACTCCAACTAGATCCAGCTTCCGTTCGCGGATTCAGAATGCGGCTAACCGAGTTCTCGAAAGGGACCGGCAAGACGATTCAGGAGTCAATGAACCTACTGGGGAAGGGTTGCGCTAAAGAACTAGCGTCTCTTGTTCCTCCCTACGGGGTTTCAGCAAAGCAAGGCGCGGCGTTTCAAAAAAGCATTGCCAAGCAAATTGATCGAGCAATCCGAGCGGCAAACGTCGCAGGCACGCAAGGGGCAGCCGGATTCGTCCATGCGCAAGTCAGGCGTAAAGGACAAGTTCCCAAGGGGCTAAAGACGCAAGGCCAATACAAGCGCGAGCCGATCCCGATTAAGGACAAGGTGGATCTGCTCCGCAAGAAGCAATCGGCAGCAGGCACAGCTAAAGGCGCATGGGTTGCGGCGGGGGACGCGATTGACGGGAAGAAAATGCGCGGGGTTGCAAAGTGGATTCGCCGCCACGCTCAGAAAAACGGAGCGGCAAGCATTAAGTCCGAAGGCATCGGCTCGACTATTTTGCTCACTAATAATCTCCCATACATCAACGGGCTACAGCCGCAATCCGTCATTGATCTTGCGCTAAAGCGTGGATACGCCCGAAACTTCCGGCACATGACGATTGTCGTTAAAAAACTACGAGGGGAAATCTGATGACTACCGACAAACTCACCAATGCGCTTATCGCCCTACTTGAGCCGATCAAGCCCGACGCTTCGATCACCGTAGTTGACGCCCGCGCCATCGGGGACATCGACCTGCCAACCATCGCGGTTGACGTTGGCGAGCCTGAGCGGCATTCGCTGGCGCTTCCAGGCGTGATGAAATGCCCGGTTGAAATCACCCTTCGCGCCCATTCCGGCGACGGGGTAGCGCGGGACACGCTGAAGGCGTGGGCAGATGCCATTGAGCGCAATATCAACGGCACGATTAACGTCGCGAGTTTTATCAGCGGCTCAGGACTTGGAGTTCAATGCGACTATTTCCAGATGGATGGCGGCAGCACCAGGTGGGAAGAGACGACGTTTGAGGCATCGTTTACGGCAGAGGCGTGGGTCCAACGGACCAGTTGACCGAATTTGACACCATGGCCATTTCAAATGGCTACGTCCTTCGGCACCACCACCGGCCTTTTCGGCATCGCAGCGCAACAGACGGGATTTCTTCTCGACTCCGTTTCTGACGACTACGCGCAGGATTCCAAGACCGTAAAGAACATCAGCGGCGACGATACCGGCGAGGCTTACTACAACGAGCGGATCGAGATCTCCCTTGATGGCTACGCACCGTCCACCTCCGCTTTCTCTGGCACCCTCGCCAGCGCAATCAGCCTTGCGACCGTGCCAGCCGATCACCTAATCGGAGCCGTGACCGGCGGAACCTACGTCATTACCGGCGTAACTCGCTCTAGCACCTCCGAGGACTACCGCAGGATTTCCGTTAAGGCGAAATACTCGCCAACGATCCTCGCCTGACAAGGCACCAACAAGATATGTTCCGAACCAGATTCGTGGGCGTCACCGGAGAGGGTGGCGCTACCGCAAACACCCGCGCAGCCGCCGCGCTTTACGCGCTGGACGTGCCGCTTGATCTACAGCGGACGCTCACCAGCATGGCAGGGGACGGCATCAACGGAGTGCGGATCACTTGGCACTTTGCCGAGTCTTCTCCAACTGGCGACTCTTCCGCGAAGATGCTCAAGGCGTGGGACGATCAAGAGTGGGCGCGGGCAAATCCCGATTGCCCGTTGGTCAACATCAAGGCCGCGTTCCTGGCTTATGCTGAGATCGCCCGAAGCATCAAGGAAGGAACCCTTGAATGCCGCGCCGCCGCTGTCCCGTTTCTCGAAACGGTCGATACGAAGATGGCGGCTTGCATGGTCAAACTTGGCCACCCGATTTCCGGCATTGCCTACCGGGACGGGAAATACCGCTTCCGGTTCAATCAATGCGCGGGCGCTGACTTTGCGGTTTGGAATAGCATCGACCCGACCCGCACAAAGCACCCTGACACCCTCCTTCACGCGCTATGGTGCGCGTTCGACTGTCACCAGCGGATGATTGATTTCATCAAGCAGGATGGTCCGCAATTCGCGGCAGTGAAGCATCGCGGGCGAACGGCTCTCATCGGCAAGGACATGGAGCAGGAGCAAATCAACCAGTTGGAAAAGCTACTTTACCGCAGATAAACAAGATGACATCATTCCAAGCAGAACCGCCGACGATTACGATTCGCGGCAAACAAACCAAGCTTCGACCATTTGGGCGCGGAGCAGGCCGAATCCTGGCGCAACTTTCCAACGTGGAAGATGCCAACGAAAAAGGCGGGGCTTTCGTCGTAGCGTTTGCCGCGATTTACAGCCTGCCACCCGCCGAAGCTTTCGACGCCGTGAACGACGAGTCGCGATTTAACCGCGAGGTGGGAATTGCCGACATGGAGCTTTCCAGCGAAGACCTAAACGCCGTTGCTGAATACATAGCAGGCATCAACCAGCGAACCGAGGCGGCATCCGTAACGGTTGATGACTCGCCGGGAAAGCCCTAGACCGTGGAGACCCGCCCGAAGATGAAGCTTTTGAAATCGACCTTTTCGCGAGCGAATACGGATGGAGCATCGACTACATTCTCAACCTCCCGCCCGACCAAAAGGCCGAGCTATTCCACGCGCTGCTTTACCGGAAAGGACTTCGGACGATCAAGGGAGCGGCGAAGCAAGAGCCACAAGCAAGCCTGCGCGACCGGGCGCGGGCAATCTTTGACACCGTGAAATAGTATGGCCTTAACGGTGAAGATTCGTGCGGATGCTTCGCACTTCAAGAAGACCATCGCGGGCATCGAGGTGCAGGCGAGCGGGCTTACTGGTGTGATCGGCAAGCTTGCGACTTCACAAGCCGCTTTCGGCGCTGCCCTTGCTGCCGCCGCTGCTGGTGCTGTAGCCCTTGGCGCTGGCCTTGCGTTCATTAAGGACGCATCGACAAAGGCGGCGGGCATCGAGTCGCTTACGATGCAATTTGAAACGCTTCTTGGCAGCGCAGGAAAAGCCAAGGAGCGGATGGAGGAAATCAAGAAGTTTGCCGCTTCTACCCCGTTTGAAGTCGCCAACCTTTCAGAGACTTCCAAACTTCTTCAAACCCTCGGCGGCGATCTTCTGGCAACTGGTGCCGGGCTTCGGATGGTTGGCGATGCTGCCGCTATTGCCGGTCAGCCGATCCAGGAGGTCGGATTGCATTTCGGCAGGCTGTTTAACGCGATCACCAGCGGAACGAGCGCGGGCGAATCCATTGGGCGACTGCAAGAGCTTGGATTGATGACCGGAAAGGTGAAGCTTCAGTTTGAGGCGTTGGCGGCAGCGCAGAAGAAGGGCGAAAAGCCGATCTTGACCCAGACTCAGGCCATGACCCTTTTGCAGGGAGTCTTCGCGAAAACGGCGGGCGCTATGGAGCGGCTTTCGACGACGACTGAAGGCATGAAATCCAACTTTGTGGATGCAGCCGATAATATCAAGGTTGCATTCGGAACTGGATTTAACGAAGGATTGAGGTCCGCATTAACTGCCGCGAACAGCTTCCTCCCGCAGCTTGAAAGCCGCTTCGCTACCGCTGGCGATTTTCTGGGTAAGGCGCTCACGGAATCAATCGGCGGAGACACCGAGAAATTCGCCGCGCTTGGCGTGCTAGTCGGAACGGCTTTCTGGTCTGGATTTAAGGAGGTCGGCGGCAACGTGGTTGTCGAATCAATGCGTGGCATCCTTCAATCAACGGCGGGCGCATCAGAGCGCGAGCAGCAGTTGATGAGCGAGAAGCTTACGGGTCTTTTAGGACCAAAGCCGACCATGCAAGATGTAATTTCTCGCGTCGGAACCGGAATGCAACCCGCCATTGAAGGCATAGAGCGAGCAAATACGCCGGATTGGAACAAACAACTTGAGGAGCAAAGGCGGCGAGTTGATCAAGAGATTCTGAACGAGGCCAAAAAGACCAACCAGCTTTTGCAGAAATCAGCAACCGTCGGCCTTTACCCAACATCACGATGAGCGCGACACTTAAGGGATTCTCGTTTTCGGACGTAAAGCCGCAGCCAGGCTTCACCGCGACAAGGCAAGAGAACGGTGGATACATCGGGCGGCACTCATTCGCGATTTCGAGATCGGCATGGGAAAGCGGGGCCGCGAATCAATTTTCCAAAGGCCAGCCGATTACGTCGTTTGACGATAGCCTACCGTTCTCGTGGAATTTCCTAAAGATCGTCGAAACCGAGATTGTCAGCGAGGAAGGCGATATCGTGATGATCTCCGTGACCCTTTCAGGGGCGCAGGGAGCATCTTACAACGAGGAGGACGAAGCGCCCGCCCCGACGTATCGACTGAACGGTCAATTGCAAGATGCACCGCTTTCGATGCATCCGAAATGGGCCGCGCTTGAAGACATCGAAAAGTCTGGCCTTGCATTGCTGATTCGCGGGCAGGCGGAATATGATTTGCCGACGTTTAAGGTTGGATCATACAGCGTGGAAGACAGCACTTTTAACGCCATCAAAGACAGCAGCGGCACGGAAATCCTAATGGATTCCGAAGACGCCAAAGAGTTTGCGTTACGAATCGCACGCGGCGAAACCACTTATTCCCGCCCCGTCATCACTTGGACCGAATCCGCGCAAGGAACCGATGGATTGACGAATGCACAGCTTAACAAGCTAGGCAACGTCTCAACGCCACGCGGCGACCCGCCAGAAGCTAGCGGCACGCGGGACTGGATGCTCACTAGCGCATTCCAAGAGCAGCGCGGCGACCTATTCACGACCGACCTTGAGTGGACGCTTTCCGAAAAGGGCGGGCACGACGCATTCCTCTACGAAGAATAAAGCCAATGACTCCCATCCGCAAAGGGTCGAACCCGGTCAAGATTCCGTTCCAGATCAAATCGAGCGACCGGACTTTCGCGTCGTGGGCGAACGAGGTTAGAACGGCGCTGCTACAGCTTGAGGGGCGTGTTCCAACTGCGAACGTGGGCAGGGCTGTATCCAGCGGGGCGCAACTCCAATTCAAAATCTACGGCGTCCGCTACGACGCCGAGGCAGAGAAGTGGTATTGCAAAGTCCGCCCAGGATGGGTCCGCTCCCGCAACCCTGACTCCGACGCCACCGAACCGATCAAGGACTGGATGCCAACCGTTGGCGACCCTGCCGTTGCGCTCGACGATGAAGAGCCGCCCGACATTGAGATCGCGGACGGGCAGACGGTTTACTGCCGCGTCACGACCACGGCGAAAGGCATCATCGAGGAAGCGCCGACAATCGAAGCCGCGACCACGCCCGAAGCAGGCGTGCATTTCCAGCCGCCGAATCAAGAGACGGAAGGCGACCTGTATTTCCCGTTGTGCAACATCACCATTGAGGGCGACCCCGAGGTCGTCACGCTTGAGCAGATCCAGCAGGGCGGACCGATTGACGTTGTTCCGAACCTGCCTGAGCTGAAGAACGTCGGAGCGGAGCGCGAGGTTTTCAAAAGTCGCGAATCAGCAGGCGATACCTATGATTTCCGCACGCTGAAGCAATTCGACGGTGGTTCCGCTGGATTGCCGATCATGAAGCCCGAGCCAGCAGACCCGGGCGAAGCGGGCGAGCTGGAAACCATTGATTTCAAATACATCACTCAGCGAGGCACGGACCCTCAGGTTCAGATTGTCGATGTTGCCAGCGGAGAAGGCATCCGCATTCAGGGAAATGATGTCGATGAGGACTGGACCGATGTGCGAAAGTTCAGCATCGTCGTTAAGGATGGGTTGGTGAAAAGCTTCACTAAGGACGATTTAAGCGGATGGTGGGGAACGGTCGGAATCCAGTTTGACCCGAACGGCGGCACTCTGCAAACGCTTGAGCTTGATTTCGAGGCGGGCGGCTTGGTGGACGTCCGATGCTCGCAGGGTGTCACGGGCGACGGAACCCAAGCAAGCGAGGGATTCGTGAACTTCCAGATTGGCGACACTGACACCTGATTCCCCGCTTGCCATTCGCGGTTTTGACATCATCCAACGGGTATGCCGATCACGCCAAATTCAGCACGGGCCTACTACGGCTTGCAGGCCACTGCGGAGCCGACGAGCGAGGGAACGACGGGGACACTAAGCATCGGGCAAGGATCGACCGTTACGACGCTAGCAAGTGCCACGGAAGTCATCGTTCTAGGAATCGAGTTGGACACAGGCCACGATGTCGAAATTGACCTTGAGGCAATTACGGCAACGATCACAGGCGCTGGTGTCGCCCAAGTTGAAACCGCCACGGCAGCAGGGACCATTACCGCAACCGGCAATGCCACCGTCATCGTGACCGGCGACGACATCACCGGAAGTCCGCTGACGGTATCGGTTGCGGTTGTCAACGC